ATAGATTCATTTGGTGAGCTTAGTTGTAGATATAACACGTAAAGCCATATTAACACCAGACACAAGGGCAACAATAGCGAAATATACACGAGGATCAAAATAGCCTTGCACAATATTAAGAGATGCTTCACATGCCGCTCCTACACCAATGATAAAGTTAAACCATAATACCTTAGATTTATACCAACGCTTCATAGTGTTTTACCTGATTGAAAGTCTTGTAAAGTTAATCCGCCCGAGTATTGACAATGCGCTAATTCTTTAAGTTTGCCATTCCATCTGCCAGCCCATTCCAAGCCTAGCTCTTCTGCGATGATTCCGCAAGCAGTAAATAGCGCTTTGTTATCCCATGCGGCTTTACCGTTGACAATTGGGCAGAAGTCAAACGCAACACGCCAGTTATGGAACGACTGACCTGCCTTAGCGTTAGTGACTATTTTGCCTGGTGTTGTGCGCCCTTGATTATAAAGTGCTGTTTGGCTTTCTGCGTCACGATAGGTAGATGTAATCAATACGTCTATGTTTTGCTTTGCACATGAAGATATGAATTGCTCACATAGCGTTTTGACTTTAGGTTGAAGGTCTGACAGATTACGGCTATTTACCAAAATAGATAGTTCCCATGACAAGGCCACCCACGATTAGCCATACGATACGCTCAACCCATGCGCTACCTGCGTGTGCAACTTCAATCTTGTTCACTCTACCTTCAAGTGTGTTTTGGTTCTGATCGTAGTTATCCATGCGTCTGAATAAAGTAATCATTCGTTCTTCCATACGTGCTAAAGAGATGATTGCCTCGCTTACCTTATCCAGCTTCTCTTCGATTCTATTCAGTCGTGTTGTTTGATCGTCCATGATAAAGTCCTATTGTGCTAATGCGTTTTGGTTGGCGTTTAAATTAAGTGCGTTAGTTGCTTCGCGATATGTAGTAATAGGTAAGTTACGCATTGCACCTTCAATAATAGGTGGGCGTCCGCCTAGACCTGCTCGCATTGTTTGGGCTAAGTTATTAGCTTGTTGCTCTTGTCTTGTTGTAGCTAATGATTTAGCCGCCATACCGCCTGCAGCAGTATACGCACCCCATGGATTGACTGCAGTAAAGATAGCGGCTGCAGGTGTCATTGGCGTAAACTTAGCGGCTGTATTAAGCAAGGACTGAACAGGGCCACCCCTAGCAACTTTTTTAATTTCTTCTTGTTCTGCTGGTGAAAACAAACGCATCTTCTTATCGTTCTTAGCAAGCGCAGAGATTTGACTAGCAATAGCTTTACCTTTATCTCCTTGAGATAGCTCTGCTTTATCAAGTATGTCAGTAAAAATCTCACCTTTTTTAACACGTGAATAATCTTCACGTGCAGTTTTCCACGCTTCAATGGCTTTCTTATCTCCGCCAATAATAGCGTTTGTAGGTGCATTTAACACATACTCATCAAAGGTATCCATTAACTGAGACGCTATTTTTCTTTCTTGCGCATCTGAACTGCCTTTTGCGGCGCCAATAATCTTACGAAGTGCAGATAATTCAGCTACATCTTTTGGCTGATCTGATCTTAATTCTTTGATTGCCATATCTACTTTAGGGTACGCACCTTCAACATAGCCTATGTCTGCGCGGAGTTTAGCAGGTACATTTTCAAAATGTGACTTAAAGTTATCATTGTTTAATTGGAAACCTGACTGGTCTAATATGTCGTAGTTTGCTTTTGATCTAGCATCTAATACTTCTGCTGAAGGCGCTTCTAAACGTTTAGGCGCACGGATGTTACCTGCTGTACCTGCGGCTACGCCAGTTGCAAGGCCTAATAGCGGATTGCCTGACGTTTCAGTTACGCCTTGTGCAAGCGCAGCTGATGTTGGCGCAGTTACTAATTGGGATACAGGCGCGCGGCTAACTTCTTTTCCTACGCGTCCAAGCATGCCTGGCGCGCCTTTAAGAAGGTTAGCAGCGGCAGGCTCTATACCTGCTGGTGTAATTGCACTACCTGCTACATCTAGCATGCGTTCACCTGTTGTTTCAGGTTTAGGTAAGTATGGCACTAATTTATTTTTAATTGTTTCAGACGCTGAAGGAATATTTTTATTGGCTAAGTAGTTATATGCCATAATACCTAGGTCAGTTACTGGTAAAGCTACTGATCCAGCTAATGCACCTACAGGTACTGAAATTGGCGCGGCAGGGCCACCAAAAGCACCTAACGCTGCACCTGCTGTTGCGCCTAATCCTGCGCTAACTAAAGTAGGCGTTGCTGCGCGTGCGGTAATACCTGTGGCTCTAGTAAGCTTTTCACCCATAGTTGGCATAGGTGCAATGTGCGATAAGATTTCATCTGCGGTATAACCTTGATCTAACGCCGTAGCAACTTTAGCATCTTTACCTTTTAAGTGATCTATAATCTCCGCATCAGTATATCCTGCACGGCGAGCTGTATTAACCTGATCGCGATAGTTATCTGCCATGATTTACCCTATTTAAATATATCGTTCAATGTTTGTTGACCGCGTTTTGCAGATGTAGTACCACGGCCTTCAGGAATACCTGCGCTATAATCCGCAGGGTTTACTGATAAAGGTATGTTAGTTTTAATGTTAGCTACGTTTTTGTTATGTAAATTAATAGCGTTTTTAGCTGCAGTATTATTAATTTCAAGAATCCGACGGATTGCTTTCTCATCCATTTTAATATCGCCCGCCGCTGCTTTTTTGGCGTACTCTCTATCGGCATCAGACAAGCCCGTACCCGCACCGAAGTTTTTAATTAACCTAGCAGTATTAGTTGCCATCAATGCACCGTATGCTTGAGAGTTTTTAGCTGCATCACCAAGACCAAAATCAATACCAGCTTGGCTAAGACCTTGGTTAAGTGTAGTAAAGAACTCAGCGCCAACGCCTGTAATCATACCTTTATCAAGTAGATTTTTAGCCACTTGGTTTGTCGCAAGAATTTGCGCTGCATCTTCCGCTTTTGTTTTATTAGCGATAACAGTTTTAGCTTGCTGAGTACCTAGTTCTTTTTCAAATTCTTTTTCTTGCGCGGGTAAATTTGTAGTTACGTTTACGTTTGCTGCAGGTTTATTGTATGTTGCTGCCGATGAACCTGCTACAGTTGTTGCAGGGCCACCAAAAGGTGAAACTTGAAGTTCACGTGTTGTAGGTACGCCATTAACCATTACGTTTTGTTGACTGATAAATTTAGGCAGTTGATCTTTAGTTTGTATTGTAGTTCTAAATGCCATGTCTGCCATGTCTTTAATCTTGGTTGGATCAGCCATCACTTGTTGAAATAGTTCATTTGCTTTAGCGTCATCAATCACACCAGAGTCTCTAAGATGTTTTAACGCCATCCCTGCCGCTTGCGGTGTAGGGTTGTCCCGTACATATCCAAATGCTTGACCCATAATGTCTAGGCGTTTATGTGCTGCGCCTAGTTTAGCTGTTTCAATATCAGCTTCAGTTTTGCCTGTTAATGCTTTTTCTTTTGCAGCTTCTATCTGTGCTTTTTCATACGATTGACCTGCTTTAGGTGAAATGCCATAAAGTCCTTTAGCAAAATCAGGATTAGTTCTATCTTGTTGCGCAAAATAATTCTTAACTGCTTCATCTTCAGCCAAACCTTTTGTATACTCATCCATTTTCATTCGATTGAGTTGGTTAGCTTGCTGTGCATTTTGCATAGCATAAATGTCTTTAAGATAATCTTCTTGTGAAGTTATCTGAACTGGTTTAACTCCTAATGCAATTGATGGATCAATAGCCATAATTAACCGCCCATATTGTAGTAATAATCAAAAGAATTAGAGTCTGGCAACATGTCGTAGCTATTGTTTGCGCCGCCATTACGGTTACCGAAAATCTGACCCATTAATTTGTTTTGTGTATACGCATTAGCTGCGCCACCAAGTGCATTATTCCAAGCATTAGCACTACCCACGTAACCTGATGCAGCAGCATTACCTGCGTTCATGTACGCGTTACCCGCATTAGTTGCATAGTTTTGACCTGCTGTACCTAATGTATTGGCTGTTGTTTGGCCTTGACCTGCAAGACTTTGTAATGGGTTTAACATATTTGCACGGTTAGTCTGATAGCGATTGTACGCGTTTTGATATTCTTGAGAAGCCATGTCTTGACCGTAACGTGTAGCGCCTTTTAATGCAGCGCCTGATAACATACCGCCACGTGCGGCGGCAGTACGGTCTAGTGCTTTAAGTCCTTCAGACATACGGAACGCATAGCCAGGGTCTTGTTCAAAGTCTGACATGCTAAAGTTTTTAGCCGCAGAACCATAACCTTGTGCGCCTGTGTTACCACTAAGCGCTAACAAATCTAGTAATCTGTTTTGACCTTTGTACCCTGCTTCAAGAAACGGCTTTTGCGTAGCTTGTTGTTCTTTAAACATTTTGTACTGTAGATCTGCTGCACGATTGGCTGCGGCGGCTTGCGTATCTGCCGCGTTTTCTGATGCGTCAGATCCCAATAGGCCGCCTACAATACTTGCGCCAGCAGAAAAGATAGACCCTATATCGTTATAGCCAGGGTGCTTTAGAACGCCTACGCCAAATCTACTATTAAACATATTTACTCCTATTACATCTCATGTGTATGATACCTTGCGCTTCATTAGTTATTTCAAATCCAAGGCGTTTACAAAACTCTATACTTTTACTATTGTTAGCTGCTACTCTTGTAATAGCACACCCATATTGATCAAGTGTCTTTTTTAACGTACTACGTAAATGACCTCTAATAGATGCAGTAGGTTTTACTTTATAGCCTATATGCAGTTCATTACCTTTAGCTGCTACAGCCCCTACAACTTCATCGTTGTCCATCAAAGGAATAAAATCCCAGTCTTTTAACGTTTCTTTAAACTTAACTAGTGAACAATCTAATCTATCTTTAACTGAATCAAATAACACTTCTACCGCTTTTTCCTGCATCGATGTAGCTAATTGCTGTGTCATTACTGGATAAATTCCACTATGTCGCCTACGTTAAGACCTGACAAGAATGTAACTGTCGTTGAGTTGGTCTCTGTGTAGTTAAGCGTTACAACTTGTTTGCTACCGTTAACCAACACGTTTAGACTGTTATTGCCTGGCGTGTATGTAAAGCCTACCGTAAACGCGGTCTGATCTGCTGTTGCTGTTTGATAGTTTTGTGATCTAGCGGCAGGTAACCCTGTGATGTTATCCATCACCCAAATTTGAGTGCCTGTCGATGTCTTTAGCACTAACTTGTATGAATTAAGGCTGTCTAGCCATATCTCGTATGGCGGTCTACCTGCTGCGTTTAGCACGATAGGGTTTGAGTTTGCAGTCAAGCCTGTTGAAGATGTGTACGTCACGGCAGGCGTTGTTGTCCCTGCTAGGTAAGTGTACAATAAGCCACCTACTAACGGGACACCGTTATCAGTAAAGAATTGCCACCCAGCGCCACCTAACGGTGATAAACTAACAGACATATATAACTCCTAACGTAACGACAGCGCCTAGTACCGTGGCTAACCAATCATAAAAATCGCAAGTATGGATTGTTGGATGCTGATAATCATACCATTCTTTTGCAAAAGCTACTACCATTACTAACAATAAAGCATAGTAACTAATAAAAAAGTATGCTATAAGCGCGATAAGCGAGCCTATATTAAAATGCGCTTGCTTATCCAAAGGGACTGGAATACGTGGGCTTGATAGTAATGCTATTAATTTTTCCATGTTAAATTCCTGGCAAGTTTCGGACTAAGTTCCAATTTCCAGCAATATACGGTGAAGCGCTAGAGTTAGTAAACGTAGTACATTGATTATCAGAGAAATTACCAAACCCTATAGCTAAAAAGCATGAAAAAAGAATAGTGCCGTTTACACAAGAATTCCCTGTACATACAGTATAAGTTTGTTCCGAAGCATTAATTGCTGCGTTTGAACAACAGCTATTTGTACCATTACTATAAATAGTATTATTTAAAATTCTAGCACTTTTGCATCTATCAACTTGAATACCGTTAGTCCATCTTGATGTTCCTGAAACCCCGCTATAAATAAAATTATTGCTAATAATAACCCCTCTTGTATCAATATATGGGCTAGTGTTAGCGTCCCCTACGCAAATAGCTTGACCGCCATTAGGTAAAGATGCTGCTGATTGGTAAGCAAAAATAGTGTTGCCATCAATTAATGTTGGCTCGGTAGTAAAAGTATTAGTTCTAGTCCAAATACCAAGAACACCTGATGTTGATCCAGGAACACCGTTAGTGCTGTTACCTGGTGCAGGGCTTACCCAGTTATTTCTAAATATTACAGGTGAGCCATTATTAATTAAATATGCACCAAAAGCCCCTGAATATAAGTCAAATTCACAATTTTCTACGACAATATTTAATGCGCCACCATAAAATCCATTTACACAACCTACAAAACTAGAATTTAAAACATATACACCTTCGGGGACGTTTGTTACGCTGCCAAAATAAGCTGTGCTTTCTCTTGAAACCATCCCGCAAGTTTGATATGACGCAGAACCAAACTGTTGTGTTGCACCATCTGCATTTATAATAAAATTAATAACTGAAATTTGAACAACTTGCCCCTCTATATTTACGCCTATATCTCCTGAAGTCATGCCAACATTATTAATTAGCGTTCTAAACGCGTCTTTAATACGGAAGCCACCAGCAAATTGATTTACTGCGCTATTAATTTGAATATCTCTAAAGGTGTATCCTAAACAGTATGTAGTAGTAGGTAATGTTATGTCAGTACCTTGAAAATAAAACGCATACTTAGCAGAAGTTATACTTGCTGTAGTTTGCATGCTAAAGCCACTAAATATCTTTTGCTTTCTAGACGCTGATTCTTTTGGAAATGTAAATCCATGAACGTTAGCAGTATAATTTAAGGCGGTTACTGCAGGGCCATCACCAACTAAAGATGATGTAGCTGCTGGCGTTAAAGTGGCTGAAATGTTATACGTGCCAGCAGGTAGATAGATTGTTTTGCCTGTATTTAATGCGGCTTGAATTGCGGCAGTATCATCAGTTGATCCATCGCCTTTAGCACCATAATCTTTTACTGATACAAATTCATTTAACTTATCTACAAGCGTTCTTACAGTTGTTTGAAGTTTTATTGCTAAATCACTAGGCGAAGTTAATGTAGCCGCATAAGCTTGCATTGAGGCAAAGTCAGCAAAATCACCTTGATTAGGTAATTGCGCTAATTTTTCACTAATGGGACGATTGACTGCCCCAGCATAGTTCTGTTTAAATTTTGGTATTAAAGTTGCCATTATGCGTCCTCTGCGTCAGAAAAGTCTTTAGATTTTAATGCTAGGTAGATTTTTTCACGAGTAGCATCTTTGATGTACTCATCGCCTGTAAATGTTAGGTTTTGCCATGCAACAGGATTGTAATTCTTATCACGGGATTCTTTGCTTACATAGCCATTAATAACAACCTCAAGTGATTTGTTCTTGAAATCTTCGCTAATAGAAAAGATATTCCAATAGTTTGCATCAATTCCAAATGCTGTGTTTACTGATTTTAATAGTGCCATTATCCACATCTCCAATTAGTGCCATCATAAAATACTGGTGTTGCAAATCCAGTTCCAGCTCCATCTTGAGCAAGTGCGTTAAATACAGGCGTTATTAAATTATCTGATATAAAAGCACGGCTACCTTTAACAACCCCTGCAAAACCAGCTAATGAGTCAAATGTATTTACTGTTTGTGCTGTAATAGAAGGTAATGTAAGGTTAGCTACCGAAGCAAGACTTAATGTTTCCGTACTAAAAGCAACTGTTCTTCCGCTTATAACTGTGGTGTGATTAACAGTATTTGAATATTTACCTATGTTTACATTGCTAATTCCACTTACAGCGGATGTTGTGCCAATGTTAATTGTTCTTGTGCCACCAGTTGTTACTGTGCTTCCTATAGCACCACTACCAATAGATATTGTCTGTGTTCCTGTGCTTCTACCAATGTTAATGTTGCCAGTTGATAATCCTGTACCGCCAATGTTGACAATACTTGTAGATGCCGCACCATTGCTAATGTTGATGTTTTGTGCGCCTGTGCTTCTGCCAATGTTAATTGCACCTGAACCTGATGTTGTGCCTACATTAATAATATTACCTACACCACCAATTTGAATAGTTTGCGTTGATGAACTTCTGCCTAAAGTAATTGTTCCAGTACCGCTTGTTCCACCAATACTTATTGTTCCAGAAGATTGACCTAACCCCAATATAGTGTTTCCAGTTACTGTACCATCAGCAGTTCCACCAATTGTTAGCGAGCCTGTAGTCTGCGCTGTAGCAATGTTTTGGTCAACTGTAGCAGAGCCTGTTAATTGCAATTCGCCTGTAGATGTGATTGCAGTTGTAAATGTTGGGCTGTCACTTAATACAACACTACCTGTGCCTGTAGATGTAGTTGTGCCTGTACCGCCTGCAGATACAGGAACTAGCTTCCAGCCAATCACTTGAACAGCGTTAAGATTATCTAAGTAGAACAGTTTGCCGTCAGCCGTATTAATAGCTAGTTCGCCAGCTACAAGGTTGCCCGATGTAGGTGCAGCACTAGCTGTCGAGCTACGATATATTTGTATTGGTGTAAAACCTGTTTGAGCCATTAAAACACTCCCCCTGATATGCCTACATAGTTTGATGCAGTAACTGTAGTGAACGTACCTGTTGCAGGTGTTACACTACCTATTGTAGAACTGTTAATTGCAGAACTACTAATTGCAGAACTGCTAATTGCAGAACTGCTAATTGTACCATTAGTAAAACCTAATCCGTTAAGCGTACCTGCTACTACTTGACTGGCATTAATGGCTATCGGTACATTACTTATACTTGTAATACCGCCAAATGAATCTATTGTTACTTGTGCTACATTTGTTGCCGAACCATACGTGCCTGGCGTAGTTGTGTTAGCGCCTGAGTACGCTATCGAGTATAGGTTATTAAAAAACCTAAACCATTCGTTTGATACTACGCCAGTCTGTGGGTCTACAAGCGAAACTCTAGGTGCAGGTATCCGCGTGTAGTTAAGCGTTTGTGCCATTTAGGATTAACTCCGCACCCATAATAGCTACTTTAACTGGATCAGTTCCTGACACTTCATACACGCGATCACGTAGCTTTTGTGTCATCCCTAGACGACGCCAAATGTTACGGTAGCCATACTCACCTATCTTACCCATTGACTTCCAATGTTCGTTAGACCACGTATGACCGCCATCATCGGACCATCTTAACATGGCTTGCGGTGTGTAGCCTGGCGCTTCAGGATATGCAGATGTAACTAAATTTTCACCAGCTTCAGTTATTAAGTTTAACCCAGCTTCAGTATCTAGTTGTTCTGATTCGTAAGCAGGGTAAAGATTAAGTCCCACGCCTGACTCAATTTCTAGCTGTAAACTGTGCTGTGCTGTACGCTTTAAGTTGTTCTGACCGCTAGGTAACGCTCTCCAAGAACGCAACCATTTTTGTATTTCGCCATTATCTGCATAAACATCTAAATCAAATTTATAAATATTACCGTTTACATAATCGCCAACTAATGTTGTAGATTGGAAGTTACATTGACAATTTGAACGGTGACGTGCAAACTCGCCATTAATCAAACTAGCACGTTCATGCCATGAGCCTGTCGCTACGTCATACACCCATGTGGCGTTTGCGGTAGGAAAACTAATCACATAGAAGGCATGGCCTTCTTGTTGGTATGTGTACGCTACAGCGTCTGATATAGTGCCGTAGTTCTGTATTGCATACTCTACAGCATGTGTCGATACACGTTGCGCTGCGTAGCCATTAGACCTAAACACTACGCCAAACCCGCGAGGGTCGTTACCAAGCCAAAAGAGAGAGTTATCTAGCTTGGCTACTGAATATGGTGCAAGACAGCCAGTCTCGTTAAACGCACCTTGAATAGGGATTAGAGGAAAGTCTGTTGCACCTGAATCATACCATACTTCGGTTGTATCGGTGCCAAATACCCATAGCTCTCTATGTATAGTGTTAAGTGCTACTACGCCGTCAGGTGAACCTTCAGCACTAGCAAAGTCTAGCGGGTCTACTGACGTGCCATCAAGAAGCTGGGTAATCCATATTTTTTGGCTGTTAGGTTCATTGTATACAAAGTATCCGTCTAAATAACATACGGTTCCTGCGCCTGTAAAGTCAGGATCAGTAATCTTAGCAAATACGTTGGTTACTTCGTTGTAGATGTAGCCTAATGGATTAGCAGCGATAAATATCTGCGTACCATTATCAGCAAATGTGACTGGACCTGACCCTAACACTTCGCCAATATACGTTGACGTGTAGTCTGTATTTATTTTATAGAAACCTGTACCTGATACGCAGTACGCATCTGTACCGTTTGTTTGATGCGCCCACAGACCTCTAATAGGGCCTGACCCTACGGTGCATAATGTTGTTAGTCCAGGCGCGCGATTAAGATAGCCTATTTCTAGTCCATTTTCAGGCGTAGCTTCAGGAAATAAATTAATCATGCGGTTATCCGCAGCATTAATGCTTCGCGCTACATAAGATTGTCCGAGGATAGGTGTTTTCATATTTTATACGTATGAAGGATACCATTTAGTCGTTGTCACGTCATAAGTTAAACTTAACGCTCTGCTAACGACTGCTGTGCCTGCTACCGCAATGTTACCTGCTGCGGTCCATGTAAATATGCCTGTAGGAATAAAAGTAATTGTACCACCACCTGACAAAATTGCGGTTGGCGCTGTTATAGTCACTATTGCAGTAGTACCGCTAATAAATGTAATTGGTTTAGTTGGCGCAATAGTTGTAGCGCTTGCAATAGTTGGGGCTGGGGCCGTAGTTACTACTAACCCTGAAAATTTAACATTTGTAAACGTGGGGCTACCAGTACAATTATCTAATACGCCACTAGCGGGCGTACCTAAAACTGGCGCAGTTAAAATCATACCTGATGACGTACACGCTGAAATATTACCGCTTGCCACGGTGCCTAACGTAGGCGTAACTAATGTAGGTGAGGTTGCAAACACTAGCGCACCTGACCCTGTTTCACCTGTTACTGCAGAAGCTAAATTTGCGCTTGTTGGTGTAGCTAAAAAAGTTGCAACGTTTGCACCAAGCCCGCTAACACCAGATGCTACTGGCAACCCTGTACAGTTAGTTAACGTACCTGATTGAGGCGTACCTAGTATTGGCGTAGTAAGTGTAGCGTTAGTAAACAACCTTGTGTTAGTAAGCTGTTTAGTTACGCCGCTTTGAACAATAGGCAGTAAATCTGCACCCGTTGTAGATGATGCAACGGGTAATGCTGAAATGGCTATATCGGTCATGTTAATAGTTCCCTGCAAAAATGTTAAAGCGTTGACGAGTAGCCACAATACTGTAAGGCAAGCTCATAATATCATCAGGATTGTTGATACGTTTCAAGTTACGTTTAGATGCCATTGCAATACGTGATACTGTAGGAGATGGTTCTACGCCAAACTCAGGTGCTATCTCGCAAGCTAAGTTATATTTAAACGCACGTAAATAGCCTGGTGGAAAATAAATCTCTGTCGCTAATGTAGCTGGTTGAGCTAATTCTTCAACTGAAATAAAATGCCATTCCAATGCCTTTGTAGGTTTTGGATAAATAGCCATTGAAATGTTAGGGTGTTCCATGTTAATCCACATCACTTGTGGATAAGTAGAGGTTACAGTTTTAACT